TGCTTTGGGTGAAATAGGAGGAATCTTATCAAGTGTATTATCTTTAAGTGTTGTTGGTGCTCTAACTGGTTTATTAGGTACAATAGTAACAAATTTTGATTTTGCATTTAAAGGGGTTGTAAAAGAGTTAGGTATAGGTTTCAAAGCTGTTGGTTCTGATTTAAACAAAACATTTATGGCTATGCGTGAAGACATTATTGCAATGGGTCTTGAATTTAAAGATGTCATAGATGGTTCAAGAGAACTTGGTGATAATTTCGGTATGGCATTATCAGAGACAGCAGCATTATCAAAAGATATAGCAGATGGTGCTAAAGCTTTAGGTGTTCAAACAAAAACTATGGCTACATTGGTTGGTCAATTTTCAGTAATTGGAAACTTATCAAAAGAACAATCACATTTATTATCAGAACAAATTGGATTATTAGCAGCTCAAAATGATGTTGCTCCAGCTGCTGTATTAGAAGATATGGCTGCATCTACAGAAGATATGGCAGTGTTTTCAAAAGGAGGAATCAAGAATTTTGCTAAAACAGCTATAGAAGCTAGAAAATTAGGTATGAGTGTTAAAGATGTTGCTAACTCATTAAAAGGTATGTTGAATTTTGAAGATTCACTAAACAAAGAATTACAAGCTTCTGCAGGAGATACTGCAGGAGCATTTGCAGCAATAGCTAATGAATTAGGTGATGTTGATTTAGGTTCATTAGACCCTTTAACTTTAAAATCAGTTGCAGATGCAGCAGGTATGTCAACAGACCAATTGTTAAAAATGTCTAAAGGTGCTGATGAAATGGGTGGTGTTGATATGGGTGAAGAAGCATTATCAAAACAAGATGTGGCACTTTTACAGGCACGTGAAACTCTAGGAGAAATGGAAAAAGTTTTACAAGATGCTAAAAATGCAGCAATAGAGATAGCTACTGCTTTCGGTGGACCAGTTGTTGCAGGATTAAAAAAAGTAACGAAGTTAATCACAGGTATAGATTTTAAAACTATGGGTGAAGATTTCAATGCTTGGATTGATTCAATGGAAGGTAAAACTTATAAAGAAATAGGATACGACATAGGTGAATATATTGCAAATGGTTTGAGAACATTAGGACCAATTTTATACGGAATGTTTACTGCATTTGGAGAAACCACAGGAGGTGCATTTTTAAAAACTTTCGGTATATTTGTTGCTGCTGCAGGTAGAGGTCCACTTGCTATGATAGGTAAAGCATTCAATTTTACAATTTTGAAACCAATAGCATTGATAGGGAAAGGATTTGAAAAGTTAGCATTAAAAGTAGGTATGTTAGGTGTAAAATTTGATGAAAATGCTAAAAGATTTAGAAAGTTAAATGGTCAATTTGCTAAAGTACCTAAGGTACAAAAAGCTTTTGATTCAGTTTCAAAAACATTTGGTAAAATTTCTAAAGTAGTAAAATCAATAATGAAACCAGTAAAAGGAATTGGTACCGGGTTCTTTAAATTTTTTAAAGTATTTGGTAAATTGGGTAAAGGTATTCCCGTATTGGGACAAATTTTAACCGTTATTGATGGTATAAGAGGTGGAATCAACAATATGTCAGACGGTGCTAGTAACTTTCAAAAAGTATTCCAATTCGTAGGTGGATTTGTAATTGGTATTGTTGAAGGTATATTTGATGCTTTTGCTATGGTGTTTGACACTATATTTGGTACAGACATCGGTGCATTTTTCACAAATATGTTTACAAAAGTTAAAGAAACTTTCAATAAACTTCCAGAATTAGCGATGGGTTTTTTAAGAGCAATACCAGAAACTATTTCAGGTTTTTTCTCAGGTATCGGAGGAGACATAGTAGATGGTATATCAGCAGCAGGTGATGTAGGTCAAATGATTTTAGATAAAATACTTGGTGGTTTAGGAAATATTGGTGATTCATTATTATCAGGATTAAAAGTAGGTGGGGATTTTATTGTAGATTTATTTAGTGATGCTATAGAAGGTGCAAAAGCAATACCAGGTATGATAGCAGATGTGTTTAAAGGATTAGCAACAAAGGTATACGATAATATAA